CTCAAGATCCTTGTCAAGCAGGCCGCGTTCAATAAGCGCGGTTATGACGCGCTCGCGGGCGTGGAACCATAGGCTTTCGGGCGCGTGTTCCCAGTCGGCCGGGTCGGACGGATTGCCGTCGCGCGCGAACGAGCGCAGTTCGCGCAGCATGGCCGGCGTCAGTTTTGTGGCGGCGCTCATGCGAACAGTTCCTCGACGCGGCGGTTGAAGTCGGCGCGGGCGGCGTCCCTCGCGGCGGCCCTCGCGGCGGCCCTCGCGGCGGCCCTCGCGGCGTCACTCGCGGCGTTGTCAATCTCACCGCGCGCAAACTGGCGCGCTGCAATGATAGCGTTGCGCGGGGCCTCGCTTGTTCCTGTCTTCTCGTAGATGTGCAGGACGCGGGCGGCGCAGTCCGCCATCCACAGGCGCAGCCGGCGCTCTACGTCAGCGTCCTTCCTGGCGACTTCCGAGGCGATCCACACGATGTCATCGAAAGAGCACCCAGCGGCACGAGCATCCGCCGCGCTGATTTGGTTGCCGTTCCATCCGTCCTTGCCGCCGAGCAGTTTCGACACGCGACGGAAACTGTTGTCGCACGGATGCATGGCCTTCACTTCGTCATAGGTTAATGCACGGCTCATGTTGCTCTCCTGTTCAGGAGTGACGGCTTAGGAGGCGGGAACCAACTTCCCGCCCCGCGCGATGTACGGGACGCCTGCTTCAAGGCCGTCCTGACCGATGCAGCCAGTAGCGAAGCCGACGCATTTGCCGCCCCTGAACTCGGCAATGGAAATCCAAAGGCCAACCGCGCCTGAAACGGTCGTTCCGGCACCGGCCGACGCGACGACGCTGTTCTTACCGTCAGCCACGATCTGCGCGGAGTTGCCGCTGGAACCGATCCGCGCGGAGTTGCCGCTGGAACCGATCCGCGCGGAGTTGCCGCTGGAACCGATCCGCGCGTAGTTGCCGCTTTCTGCTTTGCCTTTCGTCGCGTCAATCAGCCAATCAACGGCTTTCTTGACGAACTGCCGCAGCGTGATTTCCGCCTCGATGGTAATGCGACCGCTTGCGAGTTTGCTGTCATTCTGTCCTTCACGGCTGATAGCGCCCGCCATTGAGACAGCCGCATAGCGCGACAGCCTGACGCCATCATCGACAGGTCCGTAGTAGCCCCACACGTCCATCGGGGAACCGTCACAGGCGTGGAAGCCGGACGAACAGCATTCCACCTCGCCCTTGTGATCGTAGGTCTTGCCGACCTCGAACTGAAATCCGCGACACTTCATATCGGCGTCGAAGCCCTTGATGGCCCGAATCGTCTGTGTCGTTTCCGTTGCTTTCTTGGCGCGCGCCATGTCCGTCTCCTGTGTTGATGGGAGACAATGTGCACCATATGCACGAGCACGTCAACAGAAAAGTGCACCCATTGCACATTTTCTTGACGGCGCGGCGGCGATGTGCAAAAAGAAAGGCCCCGGAGGAATGATCCTGCCGGGGCGCGAGACGGGTATAGAACAGGAAATGTTATACAGTAACACTTCCGGCCTTGCAACAGGATATTGCGTCTCGCGGCGCGAAAATCGTGATTTCTTGCGTCTGCTCGGAGGTTCCCGGCAAGAGATTGCGTTTCAAGCGCTGGAGACGACGGTCTTTCCCGTGGTTTGGCCCGCCGTCACCGATCATTCGGTCGATGAAATCACCCATGTTGCCGGTTCCATCACGAATCGGACGAAGCTGGACGGGGGTGACGGCCCGCCCGACGAAGGACTTGCAATCCTCGGGATAACGACAGGACCAAATGTGGATCCCGGCCGAAGGGCCGTTCTCGACACCTTGTAAGTGACAGCGTTCCGTTTGCACCGCCTGACCAGCGGGAGGATGTCGCCCACAGCCGGGTAGCGGCCCGGATAACAAACCGACCTGTCGGGTATATCGGCTTCACGGATGCTTGGCGCTGGCAGGACCGGCGTTGTCTTGATGGCTCCACAGGACCGTCATTTAGACACCTTATTGCCTGACGATCAGGAAACCAGCTTCAGACGGCCTTTCACGTAGCCCAGCACTTCGGCCCGCGTCACGGGGTCGGCATCGCGGAGGATCTTGGTCAGGTCGACAACCTCGCCTGCGACAAGTGGGTTCACGCCGAGGATGTCGGTCGGTTCGCAAGCGTAGGCCTCGGCGGCGGCTTCGATCAGTCCTTGGCTATAGGGAACCTGGCGGCGTTCAACCTTGCTCAAATGCGAACGGTCGATTCCGAGACGTTCGGCGGCCTGCTCCTGCGTCAGGTTCCGGAACTCGCGCCATTCCCTGAGATAGGTCCGCCGAAGCGCGGGTTTGTGGGCCACTCTCTTTTTCATGGAGAGAGTTTCTGTGCAGGTGCAAAAAAAATCCACGGCACCCCATGCACAACGCGCTTGACAAGAACGTGCATAGGATGCACATTGGCTCTCATGACCCTAGCCGAGTACATGGAAGCCAAGCGCCTGACAGACGCCGATGTCGCGCCTCACGTCAACCGGGACAGGTCGACGGTGGCGCGCTGGCGCCTCGGGCGTAATCGCCCAGACTTCGAAGCGCTGCTCGCATTGGAGCGGTTCACGAAGGGAAAGGTCAGTGCGCGGGATTTCGCGGAGGCGCGGTCGTGACCCTACTGCCCCTTCAACACCCTGCACGTCCCGCACGAGGACACGCCAATAGCGCGAAAGCCCATGAGTATAGCGGGCGGTATGGCAGCGAGCGGTGCAATGAGGCTGGCGGCAAGTTCCGGCTCTCCGCGCCTGATTGTGTAGAAGGTAAACCGCGCATCGCCATGTCCGAGCGGCTCGATATTCCACAGCCCGGTCACGTATACATCCGGAACGGCGAAAGGTTCGGCAAGAACTGCGCAATCTCGATTCATAATGATGACCCTCAATGCTTTGAAATTGCAAGGTCATCTCACAGCCTAACTCGTGGGCTGGCAAACGATTTCAGCGGCGAAAATCGGCATGGTGTCCGGACGGTTAACGCGCGCGGGGTGGCAGCATGAGCAAGCGATGGTCTTTCGAAGACGACCTGTTTCTCGTCGCGTATTTTGACGCGGTGGGAGACTACATCGGCCAGCACGACTTGGGGCGGCCGAAAGGTGCGGCTACAAAGCGCGTTCAGAAACTCAAAGAGAGCGGTGCGTGGGATGTGCTGAAGATGCACGCCGACACGCGCCTTGCCTACCGTGTAGCGCTTGATCTGCCCCTTGAGGTTGACGAGCAAGAGTACAGGCATGGGTTCCGTGTCTTCGAAAATTGCCGTGTCTTCTACTGGAAAGAGCACGAGAGCGGCTCCGCAAGTGAGGTGGCAGCATGAACCCTCACGAAGACCTCTCATATGAAGACATGGGAGCATTCCTGGCGAGCGCGCTTGTCGCCGCTGCCGTTGCTCTCGGCTTCATCGCATATCTGTTCTGGTCACTATCGGCGACGACTTCCTCCCCGTCGCTGATCGGGACGGGCGCGAACGCACCCCTCGGCGATACCGCGCCCGTCCCGGCTTTTTCTCAGGAGATGCGCCGTGATTGACTGCTACTGCGATTACGAGAGCCCGGATGTCTATTCGAGCCGCATGGTGAAGGCTCGGAAAGAGTATCGTTGCTACGAATGCGACAAGAAGATCGCTGTCGGAGAAACCCACGAATACGCTTTTGGGGTACATGACGGGTATAGCTACCAGCCGAGGACATGCAGCCATTGCGTTGGCATTCGGCGGTTCGTTTCGATCAACATCCCATGCTTTTGTTGGTCTCACGGCAATCTCGTCGATGACGCGAAGAACATCATCACGGCGGCATATGAACAGGCTCCTGATGAGGTTCGCGGCTTAGCGTTTGGGTTTGGTCGCCTCCTTGTAAAGGCGAAACGTGCTCGCGTCCTCGTCTCTCCGGAAGAGAGGGTAGACGCATGATACGCGACTTTTTTGCGAAGTTCCCAATGCGATACGTGGGCCGTGTCCATGGGTTTACTCGAATTGTGAGAGACGGACAGCCGACTGGCGATGAGTACCACGGATGGTGGGTCCTTCGCGAGAATGGCTTTGGCGTTCGGCAGGCAAAACTGATCGGCCATCCTGGATATTCCGATTCGTGGATGTCGATGTACGCGACGCGACAGAAGGCATCCGTTGCAGTTTGGCTGGCCGGCGGACCGTTACCTGATCTCGAAGACGAACCGACTCAATCGAAACCCAAGGGGGAATTGATTGTGTTCCCTGGCGGGAAAGGTGCCGCATGACTGGCGACCAGAAGGCAGCACTGTACTGGTATTTCATGGCGGCTGTTTTCACCGCGTCTCTGGTGTCCGGCTATTATCCGGCACGTAATGCAGGCGCTGCATTGGTTCTCGTCTTTGTCTGCTGCGGCGTTGGGCAGATTTTGTATGTGCTCGGTGGCCGCAAATGACCGCGCTACTCGACGCCATCCGGCTACTTCTGCGGCTTTTCCATCGCTCGTCGCAGCGCGCTTCTGAGCGCGAGCATTCTATCCAGTTCGGCCGCTCTCTCGACCTCGACCCGTGTCAACGGGCGCGGAATTGGGAGGGACAATGATGGCCTCTGATTATCGTTCGCCGGCAGCAACGGCTTTCTCCCCCTGGGGGAAGATGCCGCTTGCCGCGAAAACAAGTCCAACTGACGCGCATCGTGATCTTGGCGGGTCTGAATGCGCATCAGTCAAGTCCTTCCGTGTTCCTGTCTACGGGTCAAACCGTAGCGAAGGATCATCGGAAGCATGTGCAGAGAAAACGAGCATACGGAGCGCAAAGTCATGAGTAGCGCGGAAATGGCGGCTGGCTACGTCCGGCGCATGGTCGAGGCGGAAACCCGTGGGTGGGGTGATCAGGAGAGTGCGCTATCGCGTCTCGAAGCCAGCTACGGTTTGCCGTTCTGGACGTTGAACCACATTCGAACGGGCCGCGCGAAGACGGTCGAAGCGGGTTTGTTTGCCCGCATCAGGGGCGCATACCTCGATCTATGCCAGAGGCAGGTCGCGAAACTCCAGCACGAAATCTCAGTCGAGAAGGCGCTGAACGAGAATGATAATCTTGAAGATTTGGAGCGCGAGGCTCGCCGTCTTGCTGCGCGCATTGAGAAGGCGCGCGCGACGCGGAAAGGGAGGGCATGACGATGACTGAGAAGCTTCTTCCATGCCCATTCTGCGGCGTCAGGATTGATGACCGCGACTACCCGCCGTCTGAGATACACGGCGGCGATACTATCACGTTCGAATGTGGGTGTTGCGGCGCAACATGGCCGCGCTTGGCTCGCAACGATGCGCTCGAAATGTCTGATGGCGACATCTATGCATTTTTCAACCGTCGCGCGCCTTCTACCAGCGCTGGCGAGACGACGTGAAGCGAGGAGATGGAGAGTGACCATGACTGACAAGATCGACGACGGCGGGCCGGCTTTCCCAAGCGAAGGCGAGGGCCATGGCAACCCGAAATACCACTCACCTGGTATGAGCCTCCGAGACTACTTCGCGGGCCAATTCCTAGTCGGCGCGGCAACCGATAACGGAGCCTTGGACGTTAGTATCGATGCCGATCAATACGACATTGACGAGGCGCTTCGCGAGCATTGGGGAAACATCGCGCGGACGGCTTACATCGCCGCCGACGCCATGCTCGCAGCACGGAAGGCGTCGTCATGAACACCACGCCTCTCCCCGACGTAGACATAGACACGCTCAAAGCATGGGCGGATGCGGGTGTCATCTCGACCGCCCGCTACGTCGAGGAAGTCGAGCGACGCCGCCGTGAGCAGGCGCAATCGGCTGAATCTGTCGCGTTCGAAGCCCTCGGCGTCATCATCCCCGAGAACGACGGCGACTTATTCCATCATCCGGTGTGAAGGAGAACGACGTGACGCACTACGCTTCATGTACAAACTGCGCTGTCGACAAGGCGACGTGCCAGCGCCGCAAGGAAATCGCAGACGGATTGCGCGGGCTTTCTGTCTACAGCATTAAATTCCGGTGCGCTGATCGAAAGGCGCTGTTTCATCAAGGCCAGCGCATCTCGTTTCATTGGACCCTGTGGGACAAATGCGGTGGGTATGATGAAGCCACCACGCGTTTGCAGTTTAGTGGGACGGTTTTACGCGAGAGTGGCGCAAAGTTCATCGTTCAGGTCGACCACGGTATCGACGTACACGGCGAAGGCGTCGAAGCAAAGGACGTTTTTACGCAGAACGACCAACTTCTCGTGAGGGTTCGGCCGGCGGATATGCGAGCGCTCGACGAGCCGGCGAAGCGCGTTTGCGGCACCTGCTTCTGGGTTGAAGGCGTCGCCGAGGACCGCTGCTATCGGAACGGGTACTACACACCAGGCGGGTGTGTGTCGCCGGCAGAAGTAGCGCTAGGCGCGAGCGGAAGAGAAGAAACCAAGGAATACGCCTTTTGAGCGAGTGCCAGCACACGGCCAGGGTGCAATCCTCATGGGTGGGGATAACATGAACGGACACGACGACTGCCAACTCTGGCCCGACTGCAAATGCGGCGGGCACTGTGAGTGCGAGCCTGACATCACGACTGACATCCCGGTTATCCCGTGGTGGTGGAAATATGGGGCGTTCGGCAGTTTTGCGGCTGTGATCGGCACGCTTGCATGGCTCTTCATGAAGGTGACGGAGGCGGTATGAGCGCTATCCGCAAAGAGGTCGTGATAGGCGGCTGCCGGCTGCTGCTTGGCGACAATCGCGACATCATCGCGAGCCTCGGCCGTGTCGATGCGTGCGTGTCAGATCCGCCCTACGGGATCGGCGAGAGCGCCGCGAAGAATCGGACGCGCGGGAATGCCGCAGCCTCCGGCGATTATGGGCATGACGATTGGGATCAGGAGCCCGCAGACCCGGCCATCATCGAATGGATGCTCGCCAACTCGGATTGGCAGATCATCTTTGGCGGCAACTATTTCAGCCTACCCCCGTCCAAATGCTGGCTTGTGTGGGACAAGGAAAATGGCGCTAACGACTTTGCTGACTGCGAGTTGGCTTGGACAAATCTGGACAAGGCCGTTCGCCGCATCAACTGGATGTGGAACGGGATGCTCCGCAAGGGCAAGGAGGAACGCTTCCATCTGACACAGAAGCCGCTTGGGGTCATGGAGTGGTGTCTATCCCATCTCCCGGCGCCGGTGAGCATTGTCCTCGACCCATATGCGGGCAGCGGAACGACAGGTGTCGCATGTGTCAAGCGTCGCCTGCAGTTCATCGGGATTGAACGTGAGAGGCATCACTTCGACACGATGTGTCGCCGCATTCAGGACGCCTACGACCGCCCTGATATGTTTGTCTCCGCACCGGCTCCCCAGCCCGTCCAGCAGCCTCTATTCGGTGAGGCAGCAGAATGACACGCATCGAACTTCCCGCGCCTGTCCCGCTCTCGGCCTGCTTCACCAACGTAGCGGGTCGCGGCCGAGTTCCTACCAAGCGCTATCTCGCATGGCAGAACGAGGTCTTTGAATGAAGAAGTTTATTCCGACCGACAGACAAATTGATGTCATTTCGCAGATGTGGGCGCAGAATGTCAGGGTCAATGACATAGCCGCAGCATTTTCCACTACGCCATATTGCATTAACGCGCTGTGCCGTCGCTATAGAGACAAATTTCCACAACGGGATGGCGCTCAGTCCCTCCGTGAGGAGGAAAAAGTTTGTTCCCGCTGCGGGGTTTCGTTCAGGTCAAAGTGGAAGCGCCGCAAATATTGCGAAGACTGTAGTTATAAGGCCCAGCAGACGGCATCAGGCGATGCCGTTGTGAGGCGGGCCGAGACCAGAAATGAGGCAATCGACTGGATCAAGGCAAACAGAGGAAAGCAGAAAACGCGGCTAACAGACATTTTCGACGAACCGTCGATGGAATGGTCTGTAACGTTCAGCATCCCTTACAGCAACAATGCGTCGAAGAATAGGCGTTGGCGGTTAAATCCTGGCGGCGCCGTCTACATGCTCCAAGAGGTTAGAAAATTCGACGCGCAAGTGCAGCGAGCAGTCACGTCCGCGCTAGCGGGACGACGCGTCGCGCAAAACAAAGTTTGGGTTTCATTCTATGTCGAGAAGCCAGACCACAAGAGCGATGCCATCAATGTCGTCGACACGTTGTGTGACGCGATCAAGAAGGCAGTCGACATCGATGACAGATGGTTTTCGATCGGAAAACTTGACTGGTGCATCAAGAAAGAGAACCCGAGCATCATTGTCTCGATAGCGCAAGAATCCTGTGACGACGTTTTGTCGTGCTCGCACTGCGGCGAGATCAAAACACTTGATTATTTCTGCAAGAACAAGGGCGGCCCGTTCGGGCGAGCAAGGGTCTGTATCGAGTGCCGGCGCGTATTGGACAAGTTTGCGCGAAAGAGAGCGGCATGATCAATCCTCCCAGGCCCGGCCTGCGTCGTCGTCATTCAGGAGCATCAGGAGATGGCGGCATGAGCCAACAGGCAATCCTAGACGCTCTCCTTTCCGTTCTCGATGAAGAGCACGCCATAGGCGTCATCGAGCACCGCCGCGTGACGATCAAGAAGCCGCTGACAGTTCTGGCGGCCAAGCTCCTCGCCAAGCGCTTCGCCGAGTGGGGCAACGCCAACGAAGCCGCAGAACTGATGATCGAACGGGCGTGGCAGGGCTTCTCCGCATCATGGGTGCGTGACATCAGGCCAACGAAGCCGAGAAACGCGGGCGAACTCGCCAGAATGCAACTCGCGGCAATGAGGACGGACGATGCTACCGGCACAGAGACATGACACCACAACGCGGGCAACGGAAGCACAGGTTTTGCAGGCCCTGGCTTCCCTCGCCGGCTTACCCTCGCGAGCGGCTGACGACGCGGAAATGGACCAGAGGATGTACTTCGTCGCGCTGGAAAATGTGACCCGCTATGCGCTTTCCGAGGCTGTCAAATCGGTGATGCGAGGTCATTTAGGGCACACGTTCTTCCCGAGCCCTGTCGAACTTCGCAGGTTGTGCGATGAAGCGCAGAGGCCCATTGCAGAGCACGTGCGCAGGGAACGCCAGCGAGAAGAACAGCGGCGGTTCCGTGCTGAAATTGATGCGTTTGAGGCTGCGAGGACGCCTGAAGCGCGGGCGCGTGTCGCCGCCATCTATCGGCGCTTCTGCGAAAGTTACGACGAGAAGGCGAGAGCCGAGTCCTACGCGACGCTTGATCCGGAGTTGGTCGCAATGCTGCCGGATGCACCGAAGTCATTGCCGCGCAGCTTCCGGCTCGCGCAGGTCAGATTCGAGAGACAGAAAGCAGGAGCGTAGCATGGCGTTCATGGTCGCCTACAGGAACACAGTTGCTGGATCGCAGGACATACTTTCAAAGCGCCTTGCTGCCGAACGGGAACGGCGCAAGGAAGCCGAGCGGATCGCGTGGGAAGCGCGGATTGCGCAGGTGCGCGTCGCCGAGGAGAGGAGAGCCGCCGTTACCGAGGCACGCAAGGCCGCTGGCGTCCCGTTCCGGCATACCTACCGTTCAATCGAGGAGCGGGCCATGAAGCTGTTCCGCGTCACTCGTTCGGAGTTGAACAGCAACCGGCGGAACAGGGAATTGGTCTTTGCGCGCCAGTTCATCATGTATTGGGCCTGCCGCCTTACGGCGCTTTCCCTGCCACAGATCGGCAAATTGATGGGAGGACGCGATCACACGACATCGATGCACGGTCGTGATGTCTACCCCGTCAAGCGCGCCAAGATGGGCCGCTATCTCAGGGGCGTCAGATGACCACCACCTCCGACGACATGGTTGAGCGCGTGGCGAGAGCGATCCTCAAAGCCCGCTACTACGACTGCGAGCCGGGAATGTACGGCAATGATGTCGGCGTGTTCTTCGCGGGGATCGACAGCGATCTGGTTCGTGACGCCGAGTATGAGTCCCGTGCAGGTATCGAGGCCTACGAAGCCGTCGTCCACGAGAGAGCCACGCTAGAGATGCACGAAGCCGCCAAGATTGCGATGGCGAAGCGCCCGCGTAAGTACGCCGCCGCCATCAGGAGCCAATCATGAACGCTGGACTCATCCTCGCAGCCTACATGTGGCTAGTTCCGCACTACATTCGTCCAGTCCCGACAAGCCCGGGGCGTTGGAAGTGGGTTCCGTGTGACCCGTATGGGCGTCTTCGCACGGGGAGCCAATCATGACCGAGATACCGGACAAGACGAAAGACTTGCTGGAAAGGCTTGCGCCATTCATCACAACGAGCGGAGAAGTTCTTCGAACCATCGTTTTCTCCGAAGAGGCTGTAGGCGTGGCTACCGAAGCGTTGCTCGCCGCAGAAAAGCGCGGGGAGGAAAGGGAGCGGGAGCGGTGGGGAGGAAGGCCATATTCAATATTGGAACCGAAAGGTGGGTGGAGAAGCAAAGAACAATTCTCTGAAGTTGAGCGAAGAAAGCTACTTCCAATTGCCGAAACTCTAGCGCTTCTGGATGGGAATGCGTTTTTCACTGTAGGTGCGGAAAACGAGTGGGCATTTTCCTATTTGCCCGAGGCAGATGCAATTTATCAGGCGAACGGCGGGGATAATGGCTGGGCAGGAGAGGCATCGTTTGCAAAGCCATTCGCCGCCGCCATACGCAAGGGATCAGACTGAATGAAAGCGTCTCGACGCAAATTCTTCGGGCTTATGGGTGGGGCAGCAGTAGCCGGACCAGCCGCCGCAAAAAGCGTTGTCGAGCCGCTTGTTTCGTCAGGGATGTCCCTGCCTATGGCAGGCGGTTATGGGGGGGTTGCCTTTGCCTCCGGTGCGGAGCCGAGTAGGGCGTCGCGCATCGCAGAATTGGTCAAGCGCCTGTCAGGCTTCAGGACAACGGCGGAAATCGAACAAGAGCGGCTAAACCGCATTGAAAATGCCGCCGAAATTTTCCGGTACGAGGTGGATGCGCTGCGGTCGGTATCCATGCGGCACAAAGTGTCGATGATCAGAACTCGGAATCGCGCTGTGAGCGAAATACGTCAACGGAGTTGGTGGGAACAAGACCTCGCCAATCTGCGTGGAGAAGCCGAATGAAGCTATCCATCGACACGTCGAAGGCCTGGTACGTCGTCCGCACCAACATCAAGTGCGAGGAGAAGGCGAGCGCCAACATCCGCGCGGCCGGCTTCGACGTGTACCTGCCCCGCTCTCGTGTCGAGATATGGAACAAGCGCACCAACACTTACAGGACAATCGAGCGCCCGCTGCTGCTGCGCTATCTGTTCGTCGGCATGAACGCGGAGAAGCATTTCGGCAAGGTGCGCGCCTGCGAGGGCGTGGAAAGCTTCATCGAATGCCAGGGATGGCCAATCCCGGTTCAAAGCGACCTCGTCGCGGCCATTCTCGACGACGAAATCGACATGAAGTTCGACGACACCCGCGCGGCCCGCAAACACCACGGCGAAAGCCTTGACCGAGATTTCCCAAATGGGGCGAAGGTGCTGGTCGTCAAGCTGAACGAAATACTGGACGGCGTCACGGCCGAAGTGGTCAGGACGAACGGGGCGGATAGGGTGCAGATCGACCTTGGAGCGCTCGGAAGGACGTGGGTCAAGCGCGATGCCATCGTCGCGGCGGCGTGAAATCCGCAAAATAAATATGAAAGCCCTTGACGACCGTCCGCAGATTGCGTATGTTTAGGTCATCAACAAGGGAGAACGCAAATGGCCCACCTGATCTCAGCCCAAGAGCATCGCGACGATGAGATCGTTGCCTCCAAGATTGCCTCTGGCGATTTCGAGGTTCAGGTTTCGCCGGTCTTCGTCGTTGATGGCATTGAGTATCAGGTCGTCGTCGATGGTCATCATTCACTCGAAGCCGCCAAGGTTGCGGGTGTTGACGCGGAATTCATAATTCAGACAGTGCGCGACAACGACACTATCGCCCTTCTGGACGTCGGCCAAGTGGAAGACTTTCTGGCGGCGCACATGATCGACGGCGAATATCGCTTCGTCGAGACCGGAAATTACGTTTGGTGAGGAGGATCGGATGGTAAAAGCACATCATACCAGCGCCATGCATTTTGAGCTTAAGGCGCAATATGCTTGGGAGGTGGTCATGCTTGAATACGGTAAGCACTACGCTGACAAGTGCTTTTTCGACGGCGACGGACGATACAGCCGCATCATGCGCCATTCTCGGGAGAACCCGGACATGACACCGTCCGAATTGGCAAAATACGCCATTGGCGAGTTTGCTGCATCATGACCGCCGCGTCTTTCAGCGCATGGCTCGCCGATATGCGTTCGGCTGGCCTTGCCCGTTCAGACGCGGAATGTGGGCGGCTGCTCGATATTTCAGCCGATACCGTCGTGCGCATGAAGCGCGACGGCGCGGATCGTAGGACAGCGCTTGCCTGCCGCGCGCTTCTCCACAGGATGACGCCATACGGCGAGTGAGGTATTGACGTACCGCACGGTATTGTAGTACCACATCGGTACAGGCGATTTGCAGGCTGCCGGGCGGACCTTAGTCAACGGGAACACTCGCCGGGCCAATGCGCGGACCTCGCCACCGCGTGAAGGGCTTTCATGCCCAATTTCCCTCACAGTTTGCCCGCCCCAGCCGGATAAACAAGCGTCTCTCCCTGACCATAGCGGCATGAGAGGCGGGCAAAGCCTATAGCGAGGCGACATGCCAGGCGCCCGCCATGCAAACCAGTTCAAGACAGAACAATCAGTTAGGTGGATTTAAATGGCTGGACGTCCTCCCAAGGAAAAGTCCTTCGCCAACATGCTCAACATCGCCATCAAAGAGGCGCATGATGAGGGGCGGGACAAGCTTCGCGCCGTGGCTGACAAGCTGGTCGAATTGGCGGTTGGCGGTGACATACAGGCGATCAAAGAGGTTGCCGACCGTCTCGACGGCAAGGTGCCTCAGGGCATCATCGGTGGCGATGAAAACGATCCGCCTGTAGTGACTGAGGTCAGGCGCATCATTGTCCGCCATAACTATTGAAATCCGGACAGCCCCTGTCTTCGAGCCGCTTCTAGCGCCAGCGCGCTATAAAGGGGCGTGGGGAGGTCGAGGCTCTGGCAAATCGCACTTCTTCGCCGAGGCTCTTGTCGAGCGCGCGATCATGCAGCCCGGTCTCCGCGCCGTTTGCATCCGCGAAGTTCAGAAGACCCTCAAGGAATCGGCAAAGCGGCTAATCGAGACGAAGATAGAGGACCTGGGCGTCGGTCAGTCCTTCGACGTGCAGCGGGAACTCATCATCACGCCGGGCAACGGGCTGATCATTTTCCAGGGCATGCAGGACCACACAGCGGAGTCGATCAAGTCGCTTGAGGGGTTTCATGTGGCATGGATCGAGGAGGCACAAACACTGTCCTCCCGGTCACTGTCACTTCTTCGCCCGACGATTAGCGAGGAAGGTTCGGAACTGTGGTTCTCGTGGAACCCGCGCCGGGAGAAAGACCCGGTAGACATGATGCTCCGCGGCAAGGATACGCCTACGGGCGCCGTGACCATCCGGGCCAACTGGTCTGACAACCCATGGTTCCCGAGCGTCCTGGAGCAGGAGAGGCTTGATTGCCTCAAAAGCAATCCTGACCAGTACGACCACATCTGGGAGGGAGGGTACGCGACGGTGATGGCCGGCGCATACTATGCCCGCCACCTTGCCGAAGCTCGTCAGCAAAAGCGCATAGGCCGCGTTGCTCGCGATCCGCTCATGCCCATCAAGGCATTCTGGGACATCGGCGTATCGGACGCGACGGCAATCTGGATTTCGCAGTTCGTCGGCCGCTCCATTCTCGTGCTGGACTACTACGAGGCAGAAGGCCAGCCGCTGGGCGCGCATCTCGAATGGCTGCGGTCGAATGGATACGAGAAAGCCGAGTGCATCCTGCCCCATGACGGGGACAAGCGGGATGCTGTGACGGCCATCCGCTTCGAGGACCATATCAGGGCCGCCGGCTTCAAGGTTCGAACCATTCCGAACCAAGGCAAGGGCGCCGCCATGAAGCGCGTCGAGGCCATGCGCCGCGTCTTCCCGGCAATGTGGTTCAATGAGCAGACCACCGACGCGGGGTTGAAGGCGCTGGGCTGGTATCACGAAAAGCGGGACGAAGACCGCAACATCGGCCTTGGCCCTGAACATGATTGGGCGTCGCACGGTGCAGATGCGGCTGGCCTGATGGCTGTTGCCTACGAAGAGCCCAAGGCGAACGACAACACGAAATTCGTTCCGAGGAAAATAGTCTGATGAACGAATCCGCCGCCATCCCGATTGTGTTCGATCTGGTCAAGGACTGCGAAAGCTACCGCGACCAGCTATCGACGGATCGCATCCGGGCCATGGAATATTACGATGGCGTGATGCGCGATACGCCGTCCGACGAAGGCCGGTCAAAGGTCGTGTCCCGCGATGTCCGCGCCATGGTCAAGAAGGTTTTGCCGGCGGTCATCCGTACCATCATGGGCAACGACCAGGTGGTGGAATACAAGCCCGGCGGCAAAGGGGATGAAGAGCAGGCTGGGCAGGCGACGGACTACATCAATCATGTCATTCTGCCCGAGAGCAAGGGCTACGACGCGATCCACGATGCTGTTCACGACGCGCTGCGGCTCCGCAACGGCATCCTGAAAGCCTGGTATGACGACAGCGTCAAAGTGTCGTTCTCGCGCCATAGCGGGCTTACTGACGAGGCATTCGTCCAGTTAGCCCAGGATGACTCTGTGGATGTCATAGAGCACACCGAGCGCGAGGAGATGGTCGACACTCCGGACGGGCCAATGCCGGTCAAGGTGCATGATGCGAAGATCAAGCGCCGCGTGCCTCAGGGCAGGATCATGGCGGCCTGTGTGCCGCTTGAGGAGTTCCTGATCCACCCAGACGCGACGTGCATCGAGGATAGCCCTATCGTGGGCCAGAAGACGCGCCTTCGCCGCACTGATCTCGTGTCCATGGGCTACGACAAGGACGTGATCTACGCTCTGCCGATTGCTGGCGCCGACTCCATGGAAGAGGACGTAGAGCGCCAGACCCGCCGCGAAGAGAACACGACGGACAAGACCGCCCCTGACCCTGCCTTGCAGGAAGTCGACTACTACGAGCTCTATGTGCGTCTCGACATGGACGATGACGGCATGGCCGAACTGCGCCGCATGTGCTTTGCGGGGGGCATCGGCGAAAAGAACCTGCTGGACAATGAGGAGTGTGACGAGGTCCAGTTCTACGACATCGTAGCCGAGCGCCGCCCCCACCAGTGGGAGGGGAATTCGATCGCCGACGACATCGCCGAGGTGCAGCGCATCAAGACGGTGCTGCTGCGCCAGACGCTGGATAACATCTACTGGCAGAACAACCTCCAGCCCATCGTCCAGGAGGGAACGGTGGAAAACATGAACGCGGTGATGAACCCGGCGTTCGGGTTGCCAATCCGCGTCGGTCAGGGCGTCGATGTCCGCGCCGCCGTTGGGTACAATCAGGTTCCGTTCATGGCCAAGGACTCCTTCGCCATGCTGGAGTATCTCGATAACGAGGCGACGGACCGCACGGGTATTTCCGACGCGTCGTCCGGCATGGCCCCGGATGCGCTCCAGAATATGACGGCCAAGGCAACGGCGCTGGTGGAACAAGCCGGCATCGGCCAGACCGAGATGATGGTCCGCACCATCGCGCAGGGTCTGAAGGGTTTCTTCAAAGGCCTTCTACGCCTCGTAATCCGCCATCAGGACGTTCCGCGCACCGTGCGGCTTCGCGATGATTGGGTGACGTTCGATCCGCGCCAGTGGAACGCGGAGATGGATTGCGTGGTCAATACGGGCCTTGGCGCCGGCACGCGAGAGCGCGACATGCTGGTCATGCAGCAGGTCATCATGATCCAGGAGAAGCTTCTGGCGGGCTTCGGCCCCGACAACCCGTTCATCAAGCCGGAGAACGTGTTCAACGCGGTTTCGAAGCTTGTCGAGGCGGCTGGGCTGCGCACCCCGGAGATGTACTTCAATGAGCCGGACCCGGAGGAGGTTAAGGCCAAGCTTGAAGCGATGCGCAATCAGCAGAACCCAGAGCAGATGAAAATCCAGGCGCAGATGCAGCTTGAGCAGGCCAAGATGATGGCGTCGCGCGACAAGGAGAAGGCCCAGATGGAGGCCGACCTGATCGTGAAGGACAAGGAAATCCAGGCCACGTCCATTGCCCAGCGTGAGGCATTGCAGGCCGATGCGGCGAAGGAAGCTCAGCGTATAGCGTTCGAGCGTGAGAAGCTTGCGGCGGAAATCATGCTTGAGCGTGAGCGCATGGACCGTGAGGATGCCCGTGCTGAGAAGCAGCGTCAAAGCGACATTGCGAAGGCACAGGCCGCGTCCATTGGCAAGGCGTTTGAGCGGAACGACAGGGAAGCAGCGTGACGGACGAAGACCGCCGCGCCCTCGCCGAACAAATCCTCAATAACGCGCTCATGGCCGAAATCATGGGCAAGCTTGAGAAGGAAGCCGTCGACAGGTGCGTTTACGCTCCGATGGCTGACCATGAGGCCAGACAGGCGGCAGCAGCCGAGGTCAGGGCCATACGATCTTTCCGGCAGAACTGCGAAGCAGCGCTTCGCAACAATCCGCCGAGGAAAGCCGCGCCGGCATAGGGCCGCGCGGATCACAAGGACTACCTGAAACATGGATGGCGAAACCAACAACCTGCTTGCGGGCGGGACTGATAACGCCGACCTCTCTTCGATCGATAACCCGGCCAACTGGTCATTTGCGGACTCTGACGACGATCAGAACACCCAGCAGACCCAGCCCGAGGCCGAGACCGCAGAAGAGACAGATGAGGGCGCGACGGATCAACCGGAAACGGAATCCGAAGAAGAGGCCCAAGAGTCGGAGAATGCCGACGACGAGACGACCGATGACGAAGGCGAAGACACGCCGGCGGTCAAAGACGATGTTCTCGTTACGCTGCGTGACGGCGCTCAGATTCCGCTCTCGGAACTGAAGCAAGGCTATCTGCGGCAGTCGGATTTCACGCGAAAGAGCCAGGAAGTCGCTACCAAGCGAACCGAGCTTGACGCGTTGACGGCGCGTGTAACGCAAACGGTTGAAGTCTTTACCGACTTCATCGCCAAATCGCTGCCAAGCGAACCCGATCTCGTCCTGGCGACCACGAATCCGGCTCAGTACATCGCCCAGAAGGCACAGTACGACGCCGCGATGGCAAAGGTCCAGGAACTGCTCGACCTCGGCACAAAGTCGAAAGAGGTCAAGTCGACGCTCGACGCGGACACGCAGAAGACCAAGCTGGCCGAAGAAAGCCAGAAACTGGTCGAAGCCATGCCGATGACGGCGCACGAAAAGGGCAGGGCCGAGTTCTTCAAGCAGGTCATGGAAGGCGCGACTTCGGTCGGCTTTTCAGAGGCCGAATTGAGGGGCGTGGCGGACCATCGGCTTCTTGTGCTCGGGTATTGGGCCAAGAAGGGCATGGCTGCCGAAAAGGCGAAGGAAACGGTGAAGCAGAAGGTCGCGAATGTCCCGCCCGTAACCCCTGTCAAGCGGCAGAAAACGGGAGCCGACAAGGCGGTCAAGAACCGTGAGGCGATGCAGAAGCTGTCCCGAACCGGGTCGATCCAGGACGCGTTGTCCATCGACTTCGATTGATCATCAAAAATCGGAGACAAGGCTATGGCCTCTGTGGCAAACACCTTCGTTACCACCTCGGCGGTCGGTAACAGGGAAGAACTGTCGGACGTGGTGCCGCGCATCACGCCCGAAGATACGCCCATCTACAGCATGATCCCCAAGGGCAAGTGCGAGTCGGTCCACCCCGAGTGGGAGACTGACGAGCTGGCGGCTCCCGCCGAGAACATCCAGCCGGAAGGCAACGAATACAACTTCGGCGCCATCACCCCGCCGGAGCGGCTGGGCAACTACACCCAGATCATGCGCAAGACCTGGATCATCTCCGGCACGCAGGAAGTCGTTTCTGAAGCCGGCAACGTCCAGAAGCGCAAGTACCAGAAGCTCAAGAAGGGCGTCGAAGTCCGCAAGGACGTGGAACTGGCCATCGTCACCAACAACGCCTCCGTTGGCGGTGCGACGCGCGAGTTCGGCGGTCTCCCGACCTGGATCGAAACCAACGCGAACCGCGACGCTGGCGGTTCCAACGGCGGCTTCAATTCCGGCACGGGCCTTACCGTGGCGGCGACCAACGGCACGCAGCGCGCCTTCACCAAGGTGATTCTCGACGACGTGATGAAGCAGGGCTACGAAGAGGGCGCCAACTTCAAGGTGGTCTCCGTGTCGCCCTACGTGAAGTCGGTCTTCGTCACCTTCATGTCGGACACCAACGTCGCGTCGTTCCGCTATGCCGCCAACTCCGGCAAGGGCAACAGCATCGTGGCGAACGCCGACATGTACGAAGGCCCGTTCGGCAAGGTCACGATCATGCCGAACCGCGTGCAGGCTGCCTCGGCGGCCGTCGCGCGAAACGCCTTCTTCATCGACACGGAGTTCATGGAATTCATGTGGCTCCGCAAGATCCAGGAAGACAAGGATGTCGCCAAGACCGGCGACGCCGACAAGGGCGTGATCATCGGCGAAGGCACGCTGAAGGTCAAGAATGAGCGCGGGCTCGGCGTCGCTGCCGATCTCTACGGCCTCACGGCTTCGAGCTAAGGAGATACGACGATGCCTCTTGCTTACGAAACCATCACCATCCCGGACGCCGCGACCTATACGGTGCAGGCGTACAATACCGGCATGGTCCACTACATCCCCGACCTCACGGCCGACATCGTGATCTCGCTCCCCACGGCCGATCAGGGCCTGTGGTTCGAGTTCGTGTATGCCGGCGTGGCGGCGGATGCCCAGGACTGGCAGCTCAATACGGGGTCGAACACCAACTACTTCATCGGTGGGCTTCTCTATGTCGACGACGCCCCGGCCGCTGACTCGATTGGCCCGGACGGCAATTCCAATTCGAAATGCAACGTCCTGGTCCCAGAGCCCGGCACGCGTGTTCGGGTGGAATGCACCAACGGCGTCAATTGGTGCCTCAGCGGCGTCGTCGCTGCCGCCAGTGCGCCGACGTTCGCCGACCAGTAATCGCGCGGCAGGACAGAAACGAGAGGGGCTGGCCTACGGGCTGGCCCCTTTTCTCATGGAGAGCCCGATGGCTGAGAAACTGGTGAAAGTGCGCATCAATCGCGACTTCGGGGCCAAGGCCGACAACGGCGATGTCGTTCGCCACCGCAAGGGGACTGAAATCGACGTGCCGGTTGAAGCCGCGCTTGACGGCATCGAATCCGGCGCGCTGTCCCGCGTCAAGGAAGACGCCAAGAAATGACGATTCGTGACGAAAACGGCTTCCAACTGGTCGATTACGACTACGAGACCGGCCGTTCCGTCTGGAGTTACTACGACGGCGAGAAGATCGTGTATCGCACGGACTACCCCGTCCAAAGCCTTATCGATGTGAACGCTGAACAGCGCAACATCGCCCGCCGGGGGTGGGCCGGCGACTACCATCAAATCGCTTCCATCCCGCTCAACACATTTTTCGATAGCGGCATGGCCCAAGCTGTTGGTGGTGGTGACGACAAGTTCGTCTCCCGTTGGCTGAACGACAGCGACAACCGCGCCTGGAGGACCAAGGATGGCAGCGTATAGCGACTATCTCGACCTCCGCCTTGCCGTCTCCGAAAAGGTCGGCAACCGCGCTATCTCCGACGTGTTCCCGCGCCTTGTGCAGTCCGCCGAGGCCATGCTGAACACCAAGCTTCGCCACCGCAAGCAGCTTACCGACGCGACGCTTACCTTCGCATCCGGCGTTGCGACCCTGCCGACAGATTTCCTCGAAATGCTGCACGTCTACGATGCGCAGGACCGCGTGATGCGGCAGGTGACAATTTCCCAGACCAAGCTCTCCGGATCGCAGTACCAATCGTATGCGATCGATGACGCGTCGGTCTATATCTACGGTCTGACAGGCGACAGGGATTGCACCTATTACGCCAAGCTTTCGACGCTAACGACCAGCCTGACGACTTCGAATTGGCTGCTGGCGACATATCCGGCGGTCTATCTCTACGCGGTCGCCGTTGAAGCCGCCAACTTCCTGAACGACCCGGAAAAGGCGTCGGAATGCGGCAGGATGCTCGTTTCGGCCATGGGCAACATGAAGGTTGACGATGATCGCGCCCGTTATGGCGACGGTGTCGTGCGGGTTCAGGGTGTCACGCCATGATGACCATCCTTGAAATCGCCAAAGCGGCGGCCAAGAACGTCGGCGTCGCGCCCTTTGACGCCGTCGTAGCGAACACCGACCAGGACGCGCTCGAAATCGTCCAGTTCTCGACAGACGCGTGCAGGGAAATCGCACGTCGCGTTGATTGGGGCCAGATGCAGCAGAGTACGACGCTGACCGGCGACGGGACGGCGAAGGTGCATTCCCTGCCTTCGGACTTCGCGCGGCTTCAGCAGGGAACGTCCGTCATTTACAGCAGCGCCCCGCTCCGTGGCGGGCTCTCGGCCGACGAATGGAACGCGCTACCCGCTACGGCCGGCACTCCACGGTTCTTCCGCCTTCGCGGCACAGAGATGGAATTCTGGCCGTACCTTGCCGATGCGGCTACTGCCACCGTGCATTACCAGTCAAAAAACTGGAACGCGACGGCGAATTCGGCCGCGTGGGCAAGCGATAGCGACGTTCCGGTCATCCCTGACGAGCTTGTGTTGCTCGGCGTGATCTGGCGCTGGCGCAGGCACAAGGGCATGGACTACCAGGACCATCAAGCGGAGTACGAAGCCGCACTGAACGACCTTGCATCCTTCGATGACAGAGGGCGCACGCCATGAGGGTACGCGAGGCCCGCGTCGCGCCGCGCTACAAGGCTCCGGCAGCACCCACGTATCAGCATTACACGTTCCCGGCCCCGATCCGTGGTTGGGTGGCGTCAGAGAGCCTTGCGCTGGCGCAGCCCGGCGCGGCCATCGTTCTGGAAAACTGGCGGCCGACGCAGACTGGCGTCGTGGTGCGCGGGGGGGCGACGCGCCACGCGACGGTAAGCGCCCGTGTAGTCGAGACGCTGATGTCCTACAAGTCCGGCGGCACGGCAAAGCTGTTTGCGGCTTCCAACGGGGCGATTTACGACATCACAACGCCGGCATCGCCGACCATCCCTCCGG